AGAGGTACAAGACGTGCATAGTCTACTGTTAGGTAATCCTCACCAGACTCAGATACTATTGTACCATCTTCTAGTGTTTTCATATCGAATGGTGCTAGGCTTACAGCCTCTGGCATAACCGCTTCAACTTCTTGCGCAGACAATGCTACCTGTCGCTTGTCGTTGTTATAACCTTTTTCTTTGGCTAGATCATTCTCAACATAGTAGAAACCATTAAGTTGTTTAATCTTCTCTAGCGCACCTTCGATGTCGCCTGTTTTAGTTTTAAGGCGTTCATCTGAGTAGTAAGCTGTGATGTTGCTTGTGGCTGCAATCTGGTTAGCTACATAGAATGCTTTACTACCGTAAACACGCACCCATGTGCTATCGTTCATGTAGATGCCGCCACCGTAGGATTCACTATACCAACCTGTCGCGCCAGTAGAACGCCACCAGTTATCAGCATAACCTGAGTTACAAGTCATATTATTGCTGTAGCTGTTAGCGTGATAACCTGCACCGTTAGTTAATTGGTTGTTGTTGGTGATATAGTTAGCGTTTGTTGCACCTGTATATCCAAGGTCAGCTAGGGTTATTGTTTTAGAGCCAAGACCTGTTACGTGACCATAGGTGTCTACTGTGACATCTTGGATAACTGTAGCACCGCTGTTGTTTACAGATGCTTGTGAAGATGTATCTGCGTGGCTTATGGTTACATCACCTGTACCACCACCTGTAAGGCCAGAACCTGCTGTGATAGTTTGGTCATTCTTAGCGTTAGCTTCGATGCCATCTAGCTTTGCACCATCTGCTGATACGTCACGACCATCAAAGGTCTGACCTGCAGCAAACGTAATAGCACCTGTCATAGTACCACCAGAACGTGCTAGTGCAGCATCCGCTGTCGTACCTTGTGCTGCTGTAGCGTAGTCTGAACTATCAAAGGCTTTTACTTGAGCAAGGTTAGTAACCTCACTATCCATCAAAGCACCTGCTGCTGTGACGTTAGTTGTATCTGTTACGTCTGCACCAGATTCAATACCATCTAGCTTTGTACCATCAGCCGCAACATCACGTCCATCTACTGTACCTGTAACTGTAATGTTACCATTGATAGTTGCTGCAGCAAAAGTTGGGCTTGCTGTAGTAGCAACATCCTGACCAATAGCAACATCATTAGCGTTAACTGTAACACCTGTACCAGCACCTACATTAAGCGTCCTATTAACACCGATGCTTCCACCGCCAGTAAGACCATCACCTGCAGTAATAGTAGTAGAATCATCTGCTTTAGCATCTAGTGCCGCCTGTAGTCCGTCTACGTTAGAGATTACGTGTGCGTGTGAGTCATCACCAACAGCAGTAGTCATGTTAACGTTGCCTGAACCGTCAAACGATACAGAGCCTGTTACGTCACCTGATAGCTGAATAGTACGTGCTGTAGCTAGTGCTGAAGCTGTGTCAGCATTACCTGTTACATCACCAGTTAAGTCACCTGTCACGTTGCCTGTGACGTTACCAGTTACATTACCAGTTACATTACCTGTAAGCGGAGCAGTCACACCAGCGAATGTAGGACTTGCTGTAGTGCGGATATCCTGTACTGTGTCGAAGGTAGTACCTGTAAGTGTTAGGCTATCTCCTGCGCTGTATACGGCTGTCTCAGCAATAACTGTGAATGTGATGTTAGTAGTACCAAACGTGATAGTACCGCTAGTGTTCATCACATATAGTTCACCAGCCCCTGTGTCACCTTCTTTGACGAAGTATGCATCACCTTCACCCATAGCATTAGGGTCTGAGGCACCATAGCTGTCTGCGTCTGTGGCACGTGTAAGTACCCAGTTAGTGGAACCATCACCTACAGTAGTAACTGTATATACACCGTTGTGTGCTGCGTTAGTTTGGTTATACACCAATACACGGTCATTTAAACTTAGTGCCACACCGTCAATAGTGATAGCTGCCTGTGTACCTGCGTTAGTAAGAGTAGCACCTACACCTGAAGAACCGTTGTCATATGTAGCGTTTAGTGCGCTAGGTGATTCAACACGTACAGGAGTATGGTAGTGAATACCTGCAGCAGCAATCGTATCCACGTACTCTTTTGTCGCAGCTTGTAATGCCGAAGTCGGATCACCTGCTAGAGTTACTGTACCTGTTGATGTAATGTTGTTGAATGTTACGTTATCAGATGTACCTACAGCCTGACCAATAGAGATTGCGCCAGAAGAGTATGTTACGCCTGTGCCGCCTGATAGGTGTGCGTCAATACGTCCTGTAGTGAAGTATAAGTTAGTACCCTCTGCTAAGTCATCTGTGTCAAAGTTAGATAAGCTGATAGCTTGTAAGTTATCACTCTCGTCTAACAGAACAGTCTTGTCTGCAGGGGTAACCATGAACACGTTTTTAGTACCGCTGCTGAAGTTTACAGCAGAAGTACCACTAGAACCGTCGATTACTGTAGTACGCGATAGAGTGTTACCTGTGTTCCACGTACCTACACCAACTTCCCATTCGTCTGTACCAGAAGAGGTATGCACAATGGCATAGTATGTTGTGTCTCCGTTTGTCATGTGTGAGTTAAACGGAGCGAATGTAGCACCAGCACCAGCTAGGCTTACTGCGCCTGTGCCTGTGGTAGTAGTACCTTCTTTTACACGATCTTTAATAACTAATGCCATTGTGCGAATACCTTATTAGCTGATGCGGATAACAGCGTTAGAAGCGTCTGCAGTCGGGAACACAACAGTGAAGTCACCAGATGTAGCTGTAACTGTACCACCGAAGTCAAATACTGCGATAGCTGCGTTTCCTTGTGATGCGTTATAAATGATTGCACCATCAGCAGAAATAGTTAGGTTAGTGAAAACCTCATCTGCAAAGTCAACGAATGCTGTTGAGCCTGAAAGAGTAATAGTAGCAGAGTCTAGAACTTGACCACCTGCTGTATAGTTTGTACCTGTCGCTTCGTCAGAGTTACCTGTCACGTCAGAGTAGTTTGTCGTAGCAGCACCATAAGTGCCTGTCGGAGTATCTTTGATCAATGCGATCTTAAGAGAATCCGTATCTAAGTCGTGAACACCTCCAAGTAGTTCTTCTTTGAAGCTGTTACACATTGCCGTAGTGATTGCCATTTGGAAATGTCCTCAATAAGTTGAAAGCACAAAGGGGCCAGTACTTGACCAGCCCCAAAGTAAGTGCTATTAAGCAGCGTTGTAATGTGCTGTTACAAGTGCTTCTGGGCGTAGGATTTTGCGCCCGTAAAGGTGCATACCGCGAACGATGTCTGCGAATGAATCAGGGTCACGGTAGTTCTCAACTTTGTTGATTTGCTCCGCTGATGCTACTGCATCATCCTGACCTGCAACGATAACACCGTAGTTAGTATCTTGTGCGTTTGTACCTGAAGTACCTGCACCTGTACCTTTTGCTGGTAGGTTGTTAGACACGTACAAACGGAAGCCGTGGATGTTGTTTGAGATCATGCCGTTCATTAAGCCAGATCCACCCCATTCAGCTTGCAACATACGTGAATCTTCGTCTTTTAGCATCTCGACAAATACCGGGTCAACTACAAGCCAACGCCCACGTGCGTCTACGTTTGCAACATCCATCTGACGAGCCATACGTGCAATCACAGTCAATGGTGATACTGTAAGGGTTGACAATGCTGTTGCACCTGGTAGACGTGGTGCTAGTGGAATTGAGTCACCTGCTGCATAAGCAACTGGTGTTGCCTGACCGTCTGCGGCACCTAACTGACCGAAATCAGTTGCGTCTAGGTGGTTCGCTGTTAGGAATTCACCTGTTAGGTTACCTGCTGTGTCGTGCTGTGCGTCACCAGATGTTGTAGTGATCAATGCACCTGCTGTTGTGTGACCAGACAAGTAAGACAATACGTCTGCGTCCATTGCGTCAGCCATTTTATATGCTGCACGATCAGCAGCTAGGCTAACATAATCAACGTTTGCAAACTGGTCTTCGATGTCGTCCATTTTGAACGCGAAGTAGTTAGCTTTGTCGATTGTTAGAGAGAAGTCTTCATCGTTCAACTTCTCAACAGCGATAGCTGTGTGACGCTGTAGAGCGTTAACAGTTACATCTGGTTCTTTTTGGATACGAACCACGTCACCTTGGTTGGCGATCTCACCGAAGTAAGAGTTGTT